TGCCGAATGTCCATTTATCATTATGAGATCCACCACCACATATAGGACAGGTCTTTACAACAACCTCATTATGAACAATCTTATACTCTCCCATATGCTTATTAGCAAAATCAACTACGTTCATTTACTTTCCTCTCTCTTGCTTGTTGTTTTAAAAATCTGTCTTCAGGCTCACTATCTTTTATGTTTTTATACCACTCCGCTTTGAAGCTCTGCCAGTTTTTTTCAATTATAACCTTCAATGCTCCGTTTAATCCAATATTAGCCTTAATAGCTTCTCGTTCTATACCTTCCATTGCCGTTGTGGTAATAGGAGCTCTTTTTGCTGACCGTACTCTTTTGAAATCTTCCCATATCTGGTCTTCAACATTTTTTGGTTTCTGGTAAGTGTTGGTTTTTTTCTTTATATTCTTTTTATCTTTATTCTTTTCTTTTATATATTCTTTCTTATTAGTATTAGTATTAGAATTAGAATTAGAATAGTTCAAAGTCCTTAAAAGGCTTGTAAAGGATTTGAAAGGCTTATCTAAATCCATATCTAATGCCAACTTAACATATTCTGGTAGATCATTAACTGTGCTGAGAATACCCTTTTGTATATTCGGGTTCCATTTTTGATGCTTTATAAAATTAGTAATTACAACAAATTTTTGTCCAATAAATAAAATCTTTCTACTGCTTTTAAATGTATCAAAAGCATTGATAATCCTTTCCTTAGTCATTCCTGTATCGAAAGTTATGCGTCTTATAGTTATTGGATACATACCTGCAATATTAGATAATTGGCTGGTAAGAAGATAAATAAAAAGTAACTTTTCATCTGATGATAGATTACCCACATACTCATCTTCCCAAAACGATGTATTTATATATCTATTCTTATTCATCGTTATATCCCAGCAATTGACATGCTCTTTTAGAATCTTGATTTACTAATATTTCAATCACCTCATCAATAGAAATATCTAATTTCCCCTCAACAAAATAATCGTGTGTTATGTCATACCAAAGATCAGTACAATATACATCTGGATCATCTAATCCCTTAGATATAGTAGTATCCTCTGGAATACCCAATAACATAAGTGCAGCTTTGTTGTTATATTCGGTGAATAGATTATATTGATCAAGGTTAATTCCTAACTCATCAAGCTTAAATAATGCCTTACATTGTTTTCCCCACTCAATTAGTAATTGTTTAGCAATATATTTTACATCCATAGATCACCTCCCTTCTTGGTTTCTATTAGTTATCCACTCATAAACTTCAGACCATAAATATCTTTTACCAAAAATCTTTGTTTTGTGTAGTGCAACCGGCATACCAGCTTCTTCCCACTTAATAATAGTTTTGTGAGAACAGGGGAATCCATTTTCCTCCAGCATCGCCATTAATTTTGTTTGGCTTAAATGTGTTTCACTCATTTTCTTTCCTCCAATGTTATTATTATCTTCTTTCCTAAAAATTTGATCGGTACATATAATTTTCCATATTGAGTTGTTACTTTTGCTTTTCTGATACATCCAGGCTCTAATATTCCAAATGCATCTTTTCTTTTGGTTGGTAGTCGATCCTTCCCAATAAATCTTACTGTTGGGTTTACTGATCCGATATAAAGTCGTTCTTTCATTTTTCCTCCACGCTATTTTTAATCTGAGGCAAGTAGAAAATAATAACTAATACAGTCAAGAAATAAATTCCAACAAAATCCCACAATATACGATAAAAGACTATTTTATATATACTTAACTAAATTTTTTTATCTTGACAGCAAACCTATATCTAACACAAAAGATAATCCAAAGGTAAAATAAATATGTGTTGAGGCTTAAATGAAGAATAGGATCACCTCGCATCCAGGTAAACAATTAGAGTTTCTTAGTTGCACGAAGCGCTGGTTATTTTACGGTGGAGCAAGGGGTGGCGGCAAGACTTGGGGTGGTTGTTTCAAGGCTGCATACCAAGCTCAGGCATTCCATTATGAAGACGCGGAAGGCGAAACAATAAATAAGGCAACCTACAAAAAACAAATTAAAAAAACCTTAAATCCACAAATAAAAGTTGATACTGTTTCAATAGACTATCCTGACTACAAAGCATTAATAATTAGAAGAACTTTCCCTGATCTCGAAATAAATGTAAGACCTGAATGTGATAAATTATACTTAAAAGATCCTCATGGTAATCCATTTGCTTACTGGCTTGATAAAAAGAAATGCTATGTATTCCCTTCTGGAGCTAAAATATTTCTTGTTCATTGTAGAGATAGAAATGCTTTAACAAAATATATTGGTGGTAATAACCATTTTGTATTTATAGATGAAGCAAATCAGTTTCCTTGGGAATGGATTGAGGATATCAGTTCAAGCGTTAGATCAAGTCATGAAATCATAAAAGCACAAATAGTTTTAACTTCAAACCCTGGCGGGATAGGTCACTACTGGCTAAAATCAAAATTTGTAGATCATTGTCAACCGTTGGCACAAGGCAAGAAAATTTATTATAAAGATTTTAATGTTTCAATTCAGCCCTATAAATCCGCACCTTACTACAAAGATGCCGATGGTGTTGAATGGCAATATATCCCTGCAACAGTATTTGATAACCCTTCACTACTAAGAAATCCAGATTATGTAAATGTACTGAAAAATATCACAAATCCTACAAAAAGAGCTATGTGGCTTGAAGGAAGATGGGATGCTGCACCTGGATTGTTCTTTGATAATTTTATTTATGATGAGCACACAGTAAAATCTAATGACTTTGTTTACGGTGAAGAATATTCTAAAGACACGCATGAATTCTACAGAGCTATTGATTATGGTACAAAGAATGCAACAGCTGTTTTGTTTGTCGCAATAAATAAGAGAAATGGGAAGATGGTAATATTTGATGAGTTAATAATGCAAAAGGGAAATCTTATTAAGAATGATTTTGATTTTGATTTTGATGTAAGTTCTGCCCCTACTATTCAAGCAAAGATGATACTTGATTATACGAGAGGTAGGCACCCTCATTTATATGAAGATGATTTCGAAGAGAATATTGCTGATTCTGCTATGTGGCAGAAAGGTTCAGAAAAAAATGGAGTTCTTTATAGTCCGGCAGAACTATTTGGAGATGCTGGATTAGAATTGACCTCTTGTGGAAAAAAAGATAGGATCATTGAAGCCGCAATAGTTTATAATGGTTTTGTTACTCCTGAAGACGGAATTCCCCAAATAAGAATAAGGGAAAATTGTTTTTATACAATCGAGACAATTCAATCGATTGACCAGAATCCAAAGAATATTGATGATCTTGATACAACAGGAGAGGACCATGCTATTGATGCACTCAAATATCTCTCTAAATTCATCTATGGAACCGTTGTAGAACAGAAAAGTAAAGAAAAAAGCTGGCGTGATGAAGTAATGGAACAAGGCAGAGAAGCTGGTGAATTTAGCTGGAGAGCTGTATAATGCTTGGAGTGAATAATGAGAGAAAATGAAAGGGATCCACGTGTTGAAAAGATTCTAAGATTAAAGAGATTTAGCTCTGATGCTTTTAAGGGTGCGAGGCAATCTTCTGAAAAAGCAATGAGATATATCAATAATATTCAATGGCATGATGATGATATTGCACAATGCAAGAAATTAAAGAAACCATATCTCACTTATAATATTATGATTCCAATAATTGCTGCATTGAAAGGTCACGAAGAATTGATGCGAAGAAGACCAAAAATAAGAGCAGTAGATAATGGAGATTTTCATATTGCCGATATTCTTCAAGGTAGGATGAATGCAATTATGAATGAACAAGATTATTCAGAAAAGAGATTATTGGTTTTTGTAGATGCATTAGCAACAAGAATGGGTGGATGGATTCAAAGAGATGTTGTCCCAAATGAGCTTGGTTATCTCGATTTCAGTTATTCAGTTCCAAACAATATGAGAATTTATCTTGATCCTGGAACCATGCAATATGATTTATCTGATTGCGGATGGATAATTAAAGAAGGTTGGTATTCCCTTGAAGAGATTAAGGAGAAATGGGGAATCGATAAAAACCAAACCTACAAAGAAGAAGACCTTAAATTTTGGGAAAAAGTAGTAGCCAGCATAAAACGAATGACAGAATCTTCTTACAGCAGAGAAGATCATTACGATAAAGAGAATGATAAATATAGAGTTTATGAGATGCAAGAGAGAGTTGAACAACCTTGCTATATTCTATTTGATGGTTCTGAATATCTTTATATATTTAAAAAAGATTATGAGGAAGAAAAGAGTCTTTATGAAGGACTTGATATCGTTAAGTCAGATACAAAAAAGAGAATAAAGCTTACGACTATCTGTCCCTATTTTGAAGATATAGTTTTGGAAGATAGTTTTAGTAAACTTCCAACAAATAACTTTGATTTATTCCCTGCATGGTGCTATAATTTTAATATGCAGAAATCTGAAACAACTTCTCTTGGGGAATTACTTATTGATCCACAGGATGATCTTAATGTTTCAATGTCACAGATTAGAGAATTCATTACTCAATCAATTTCATCAGCGATGTTTGTTCCAAGAGATAAGAAACTTGGCGAAGATCTCCGAAAGAATGGAAACGCATCAGGAAATGTTTATGACATAAAATCAAAAGACCATATGCCAATGAGAAGCACACCTGAAAATTTACAACAGGAAATATTCTCATCTCCCCAAAGTTCAATTAGTTTAATAGGAACAATTTCTGGAGTACAGGAAGCATTTCTCGGAAGAGAGGGCAAAAGTTCTGAATCAGGTGCATTAAGAGAAAGGAAAGTTGAAAGTGCCGCTGCTGCAATAAATGATTTCTTCCATAATTTATGGTTGATGGATCTACTTATTGTTAAAGATTATGTTGATTTATTCCCCTATGTTTACAGCGAGAAAGATAGAGTTATTAGAATCAAACAGGCAAAAGGAGTATTCACAAATCAAATAGTAAATTTAGAGCTTGGTGGACAGATTTTGAATAATGTGGAGAATCTTTCGCTTTATGTAGAAATAGATCAAGGTCAAGATAGTGTTAGTGTCCAGGAAGATGCATTTGAAAAGTGGTTAGCATTAGCGAATGTAATTGCCGGTATTAATCCTCAGTTGGTAGACGTTAGAGGATTAGTTGAGAAAGCTCCAATCCCTGATGTTGATACATGGATAACTCATATTGACCAAGTATTACAACAAGAAGGTGTTGAGAGTGATAGAGCTAAGAATTTGATGGATATTAAGGAACAGCTTGAAACAATAAAGATTGAGAGAGATATGGAAAATGATTCAGAGAAAGTTAAAATAGAACGAGAAAAAATTCAGAAGCAAGAAAGTAAACCTAAGCCAGATCAGACGAAGGCAAGTTGAGATGTTAACCAAAATCTACAGAGCCTGTCAAAAGACAGAGGACTCTAAGGAGCTAAGATGGTAGTAGAAGAAAAAGTTATTCATGAAGAAGATGGGAAAGTTACAGCAACCGTTCCTGAAGATTTCAAGACAGATGAAGAATTAAGAGTAGAAGAAGAAGGGGAAGATCAAGAAGAAGATGAAGAAGAATCTGATGATGCAGGAGAAGAAGAAGAAAAGGCAGATGAAGATGAAACCAAAGAAAAAGTAGCAGAGGAAGAAGCTGATGAAGAAGAGTTGAAGGAAAAGTATGTGGGTAAGAGCCCTGAAGAGTTAGTCAAAATGTTAGATGATCGTGATGTCACTATTGGAAAGCAAGGCACAAAATTGAAACAATATGAGGATACAGATCCTGAAAAACTTTCCAAAGAAGAACTGAAAGCTAAATTGACATCAGTTGATTTGCGTGAAGCGATTCTATCTAACAAAAAAGACATTCGTGCTGCACGTCAAAAACTTGGTGATATGGATCAAGATATTGACGGTTCTGAAAAGATGGAAGAAGCACAAAAAGAACTCGACACAATGCTTGATGCTCAAGACGAACTTGAACTCGACAGAACTCAGAAGATTTCCGATGAAACTATAGACAAGAAGTTTACTTCTCAGGAAAACACCAAATTCATTAGAGAGAAGAAAGCTGAATTCAAAGAAAAGCTTGGTATTGAAGGTAAAGAATTCGATTCGATTATAGAAGCTTCCAAGGGGTACGTTGGTGATGATGGTAAATTAGACCTCAACACACTTGGAAAAGGAATGATCGATTTAAAGAATTATGAAGGTGTTGCCAAACTACATGAAATTAACGGAAACTCAAAAGCTCGGAAAGAAATTGTAACTGCTCTTAAAAAAGGGGAGAAGAAGATTTCAACAACTAAGAAGGGTGGAAAACGTACAAAATCTGTCCTTATTACCGATGATATGTCTAAGCGTGAAGTAGATCGTATTGTCGATAATATGTCTGATGAAGAGCTGTTTGGGGATTAACACAATATAGCAGGAGGCTATAATGCCTATTAATCAAGACAGTAAACTCAATCTGGCGAAAGTCGATCGAAGAATGTATCGTAAAGTTACTGATAATATCTTATGGAAGGATATGATCGGATTACAGCAAGATGCAGGAAGAGACGAGAACGGTCAGAAAAATTATAAAGCATCCGGGTCCATTATTGAGAAGAGTACAACTCCTATCAAACTTAGTGATGGTGTAGATCATGGAATACTTACAATGGAAAACGACCTTGTAGGTGACGCATTATTCGGTGATACAAAGGCTGCAGGTACAGGTGAGGAGTGGGATTTTAACCACATGAGAGTTCATGTGAACAAGACAAGGAAAGTAGTAAAAGTTAAATCTGGTGATATGTCAGAACTTCGTGGAAATCGTTTCAACATCAGAGAAAGAGCACGACCAAAGCTTCAGAATTGGTTTGTTGAGGAGCAAAATACTCATTACACACAGGCTATTTATGAAGGTGCTTCTCGTAACCTAACAACCGGAACAGCTGTAGCAAAGAACGGTATCGGGCTTATGGCACGTTATCCTTCAAATGCTTACTATCTTAGTGCTTCTGGTACGTGGACAACTCTTGGAACAGCATCTAAGAATAAATCAGCCGCTAACTTTGATACTGCATCTGCTGCTGCAAAAGTAGCATTAGATACTAAGTCTATTGATGCTGCTGCTTTGACCTGTCAGGAACTAAAGATCGGTCAGGGTGCAATGTATCAAGGTAAGCCTATGTGGGTTTGGGTAATTTCTCCTTATCAACTTTATAACCTACGTCAAGACACATCATGGAGAACTGCTGAGGTTGCATTTGCAACTGGCAAAATGGCTCCTGGAAATAGTGCCCTTGTTAATGGTGCGATGAATGCTTATTTAGGATTCATCTTTATAGTTGATATGCTTGCAGTACGACCTTGGAACTCTGATCTTCAAAATTTCGATGGAGCAAATGGTTGGAGAAATAGAGGAACATACGCTGTTGCTGCTTCTCATGAAATTAATGATTGTACCTATATTTTAGGTAAAGGTGTCCTTGCCGTTTCTGAACCAACACCATATTGGTTAAAGGAAATGTCGGAGGATTTTGACACAGATATTGAAGTTGCAGGAAGTATCATAGATGGTATTGAGAGAGTTGATTTCGTTGGAAACGATGATGAAGCTGCTTTCTTTGCTAAAGGTAACACAGCTTATGATGTCTATGAAACTGCAAAAACAGTTATCAATAACCAACTATTAGTCATGATGACTGATAGGGTATAAGGAGGATATTATGCAAACATGCTATGCAATTAAAAAAGAAAAGAATAAACTCCTGAAGATCAAGACAGCAGCTTACACAATCTTGCCTAATACGGAAGATATGTGGGCTACTTTCTCTAATTTAGGTGCTACGGGAACCGTTGAAATTACTCTGCCTCATGCTCTTCCTGGAATGGGATTCCGTTTTATCGTTCAGGCAGCTCAATGTTTCACACTAATACCAGACACCAATGATTATATGCCGGACACAACTGGTGTTCCATCAACTATAAATTATGTTCAAGAGGCAAATGCTCTTTATGAGAGTATAGAGATTGAATGTAAGGTTGCTTGTTATTGGGATATAAATTCCTATATTGGTACTTGGGCTTCCAGGGCTGATTAATTAAATCCCTCCTCGGGTACACGTTGGGGAAGTTTATTTTGATTTCTCCTTAATGTTCTTCCCCTTCGTGATTTTAGGAAATAGATATGGAGCAAAATATAAATTATGAGATAATCGTTGGCAATCCAGCAAGAGAAATTATATATAAAAAAGAGGAGGGTTCAAATGATTGAACTTACTGTTGCACTTCCTATGTTTAAGGCAGGGATGATAGCAAATGTGACATTAGAGGGATTATGTCGGCAAGTTGATGTAGATTTCAAGTGGGAGCTAATAGCTGCAGAGGAAACAAAGAAAGCAAATAATCCATTAGTATTCGGGAAGAAGAAATTAATGGATTATAAAGAAAGACTGAAAGCTGTTGGTTGTGAGAGAATAGTTTACATACCTATAGAAAAATGGATTCCATTATCACATAAATGGATTGATATTTACAATAAGAGAACTAAAACATCAAAAGGATTTGTGCTTCAAGCAGCAGATTGTTTCCCTCATTCATTGAGATTATTTGCATCTCATAAAGCTATTGTATTAGAAGATTATGATTGGTATCAGCAAGAAGGTGGATATTTCTATGACATAGGAAGTAATAAGATGGCTTGGTACAGCAAATCCAATACGATTCTGTATCATCCTTGTTCATTAAATATGACAATCAGCACAGCAATTATGGGTGGATTAGAAAGAGAAGGTGTTTCTAAGGGCGTTGACTCTTGGATGTATAATCGAACTAAACCCAAAAGTGTTTTCCTTGATAAAACCGTTTATGAGGATGGACTTGATATTAATGGACATAATGTTATCTCAGTGGATAGACAGAAAATGATTACTGAAGGATTATTGCCTTTTGAAAAATCTAATAAAACTCTTGAAGATATTATTCCAGATCTCAAAATTATTAAGCATCTAAGAGAGAGCAGAAAAAATCTACCAAGAATAATTGAAGCAATTAACTCTGTTACAACGGCTATTTTATGGCACAGAGATGAAAAGCTGATTGGTAATGCAGTATTATCGGCGAATAAACAAGCTTATCCTGGAACGCATAAAACTAAATTTCTTGATAATCGTAATAATAAATTCACAGTTCCTCAGGGATATAATGAGCTCATAAAACAATGTGATACAGAATGGATTAGTTTCATTGGTGATGATGATTATTTATCAAAAGAATATACTCTTGGATTAATGATGGCTTTAGAGTCAGCAATAGAACAGGGCAACGAAAACCCTGTTTGTGTTTGCAGTAATACAACATTGGTCGGAGAGAATAGTAAGGGCGAAAAACAAAAACCTATGACCATTTGGGCATTAAGTCCCGGTATGTGGAAAACTTCTTGGTTAAGGGAACATCCATTCCCTGAAGATGTTACGGAACATGTAACTTATAATTATTATATAAAGATGCAGAAAAAATTTGGTATTGAGCCTGTTCATGCATATTGGAATTTTGGCTATTTTTATCATCAAGGTAAGGATAATATGAGTGGGAATAAATTTGAAGAGTATGAGGAAAGAATAGAGGAGGAGAAATGAGTAAATTAAGAAAAGTAATTGATAGTAGTTTAGTAAAAGGGAAACCAGCTTCATCTAAGTTTATTACAACTGCTGAGTGGGTTAAATTATATCCAGAAGGAATCAGGAGAAGTAAGGATTATATATTTGATCCATTAATGCCATTAGAGATGCCGGAAGAAGAAGCATTTTTTATGATTAAGAAATATCCAGAACTTAAATTAATGGATGATAACTTCAAAGAAATATCAACTGAAGATGATCTTGACGAGATATCATTCAGGGAACTTCAGATACTTGGTGGGAGATATGGTTGTGATCTATTCAAGAAAAGTAAAGATTTCATTAAAGCTGGGATTAGGCAAGCAAGAGAAGATGGAACTAAACCCATTTCAGTTGAAGAATATCTTGAAAGAAAAGCGAATAAAACAGTAATTAAAAATAGAGACTAAGGAGAGATCCTATGAGCACTTGGACTTTAGATAATATCAAAAAGATGATTGGTAGAGGAATAGGCGATCCAAATGCATTAACTTACTCTGATGCCATAAAGGATCATCTTATCGAAGCAATTGAATCATTAGCTGAGGATATTGTTGCCATAGCTGATTTAGATAGAGATCTGAATGATGCAGAAAGACAAAGATATGCAGAAGCTATAAATATCTCTGAGAATGAAATTTATCCTATGATAACAGAATATAGCAAAAATCCTGCATATAGTAATAATGTTGCTTCGTTTGCAATAACAAATGCTAATTTCCTGAAGGTAATAAAAGTAAGGGATATTTTCACTAATCCACAAAATGCTACAATTTATACTCCTAAGAAAGTTTATTCAATGAAGGAATTTACTGAAAGGTCAAGGAATCCTCATCTTGTCCCCGGAGCTGATGAATATATGTGGTTGAATATTGGGAATAAGATTTATGTATATTGGTCTGGGAGCAGAGCTACATCCCTTTTGTTTCATTGTCTTGTTAGTTTGGATTATGCTGGTTGGGATACAGAAGAGAATTTGCAGACATTAGGATTCGGAACTAATTTCTTAACTAAAGCAATAGAACGTGCATCTTATACAATGAGACTTCAACTTGGTTTTGAGAAGGAGTAAATTATGGGACAATATGAATTAAATTTTATTGAATTATACGATGAGATAGTTGCTAATATGCCTGGAACTCCAATGAAAAATGAAGTTCTTCTTGCTCTTAATAAAGCATTAAGAAGAATGAATTTGAAAATGACTCCTGAAAAGAAGATAATCTCTATCTCAGGTTCTCAAGGTGCAACAACCATTGGAGATATGACAACAGGGAAAATCTCATCATTAACGGATTATAAAATTAAAGAGTACACAAGATTCAGTACGGACTTTATTTACAATGCTACTGATTATTCTTTGAAGATAGATCATTCCATAACGAGAGTAAATAAAATATTACTCGATGATGAAGTTTGGGAGAATTGGGATTATGAAACAGTAAAGGATAGTTCAAATTCAGAAGAAAAGATTTATCATTTTGATGGAAGGTATGTTTATTTTCCAAAAGATATTGGAGCATCTACCGAAACAATCAAACTTATAGTTGAAATGTTTTATCCAAAAATAGAGGAAGGATTAATTCTTGTTCCAGAGACCTATCATAGCATCCTTGTTGATGGTGCAACATATTATCTGATGATGATCCCACAATATAGAGATACGAATCAATACGCATCTTATTTCAAAGAGATTAGAAAGAATTTCTATGATCAGATTCAGGAAATAGAAGATAAGAATTTCGATCTTGAACCAAGACAGAACACAAACAAAAGTTTCATTTATCAAAATTATAGTAAAAATGAATAACAGGAGGACTCAATGAAACATTCAAAATTTATAGGAATTATAGTAATCCTTGTTTTATGCATAGGATTATTTGCTGATGACTTTAGTGACCTATATTTAGGTACTGCATACACAAGGCTATTAGTATTAAGAAATAATACAACTTTAACAGGATTGCCAGCAACTACACCAGATAGAGTTTACGATGGAGAATTTACAGCGACTCCATTCTCTTTATCTCAAGAGGAAATGTTATTTGATACCGATAAGCAATTACAATTCAGAGATGGTAATATGTTCATTCATTCCGATGGTGCAACCTCTCTAACTATTGATGGTAATGCAGATTTGAAGCTGGTAGGTACAAATATAACATTAACAGGAATAACAACAACTGGAAAATTTATTGCGACTGGCGGTACTACGAGTGCTATTGATGCAATACCCATTGGTAGCTCTACTCCTTCAAGTGGAGCATTTACAACCATTACTGCATCTGGAACTGCTAATATTACAGGAAGAGCTACATTGGTGGATGTCACAGCTTCAGGAAATATAGTTCTTGATGGTGGAACATTAATATTTAATACTTCAGAAGCAGATAAAGATTTTAGGTTTGCAGGATTAGCACAAACCAATTTACTTTTTGGAGATGCAGCAAACAACAGAATTGGAATCAATACAGCAACTCCATCAGCAACTTTAGATATTGTAGGAACCTTAGAAGTTTCAGGTGCATTTGCATTAGGTGGAGAATTAAATGCAACCGCAGGAGGTATTCAGGGTAATCTTATAGGTAATGTAGTAGGTAATATTACATCAAATGGAACATCTGCTTTTACAATAGTAAACACAAGCGGAGTTACAACATTATCAGGTAATTTAGTATTTAGTTCTGCCAATATTCAAGTAAATTCAGGGAATGGCATATATTTTGATAGTGATGATGATAGTGGTATTAAAAGTAATGCAGATAATGTTATTACATATTTAATAGGTAATGCAAATATGTTTACTATGGATGCATTAACTTTTTCTCCTTCTGCAAATGGGACAACTAATCTTGGCGTTTCTGGAACTAAAGAATGGGGGAAAATTTATACTCAAGATCTAATAATCACAGATGATTTATCAGTTGGCGATGATGCATCAATAACAGGAGACCTTAAAGCAAATGGGTCATTTAGTGCTGCAGGCACATCCATATTCAATACAGGTCAAGCGGACATAGACCTTACTATTAAATCTGATGACAATGCAATAGCTTTTGTTGTAGATGCAAGTGAAGATAATGTGGAGTTTGGAGCGGCTATTTCATATAATGCAGCTCAAACCTTTGCAGATGTTGACCCAACTCCATCAGTTGCGGGGTATTCTTTCTTTACTACAGGTGGAGCAGCGGAAGTCATCACTGACTTTGATGGTGGAAATCCACAACAATACATTATAGTCCTCTCAAAAGGAGCTATTACATTTGATGTTACGGGAACAGATTTAAAGGGTGGAACAACCGATATTATAACAGCTGCAGGAGATATCACACATTGGATACAGGTTGGTACTATTTGGTATCTTCAGGCGTTCATAGATCAATCACAGGATATAAATACTTGGTAAGGAAATAATATGCCTAAATTTAAAGATTTTAGTCTTGGAGTTAACAATGCTAATCCTATTGATCAAATAGATGATAGGGAGCTTGCTATTGCCAATAATGTAGAATATAAGAACTCTTCTAATTTGGAGAAAAGGGAAGGAATAAAAACATCTGAACTTAATGATGCATTATCTCAATTGTCTATTACAGGAACAGTTACTAAATTCAAGGCATGGGCTCCTAAGATAACTCCGAATGATGCTTATGATTCTTATGTTTATATTATTTATACTACAAGCTTTGAGGTTTATGTTATCTATAAGTTAGATGCTAACACATGGGGATCTTATCAGCTCGTAATTGATAATATCACTTATACTTCAAGTTCAGTGATGTCATTCGCTAAAGCAGTAGATAGGATAATTTTAACTGATTCGGTCAATAAAGCACATTTCATCAAACTCGATCAGGATGGATTATTTATTGAAGGAGTTATGGAATATCCTGCACCGAAATATATTCCTAAGATTGAAGTAATGACAGAATATAAAGATGAGAATTTTGAAACGAATTCAGAAGAAGGATATTTAGGTGAATGTGGACTTTATATTTATTGTTGGTGTTATGCTGATAAATGGTTGAATTTAAGCAATCCATCTCCATTTAGTGAACCGGTTGACAGACAATTCTTTAGCTTTGATGCAGAGACTGGTGATCCTGATAAATGGGTAGAATCATTAAGAATAAGCAACATGAAAATACCAGTTATGGATGTAGACACTAAGAAAAACATAAAATTTATTTATCTATTCAGGAAGTATTTTAAACATACAGAAGATTTAATTAATATAGATTGGGATCTGTATAATGTTTATGAAATACCAAGTGTTGATGCATTTAATGAATT